CCTAAGAACATGGGTAATCTATGTTTGTACTTGGAGCGTTTACCAGCTGAGTTCTCAGTACTCTGTGTCAGTACGGTGTTACGCCGTGATCCTGAGTGTGCCGATACTGAGGCGTTCAGAGATTGGTCTATCGGTAACCAATCAGTGTTATTCTAATCAACCATAGTGGAGGAAAGAAACTATGACTAGACCATCTAATGCCAGCACAAGCTGGAGAGACAAAGACGTAGAAACTCTTATGTCTATGAAACGTGAGGGCTTCACTGATGAAGATATTGGTGAGGTACTAGGTCGTACTGCTAAGGCTGTATCGGTTCGTCACAGTAAGGTTGTAAAACGGTACAATGGTACTGGACCACAATCACACCACACAGTGCTGTCTGATGATTGGGTAGATAGTATCCAAGAGCCAGATGCTACACCAGTGGCAGATGATAACTACGTTATCTGTATCCCTCGTAAAGCTGTGCTTGTCGTACTGGTTGCTGTGTTAGTAGCAGCAAGCTGGTATGCTGGTAAGTATCTGTAAACATTGTCGAAACAGGGCGGTTATCTGCCCTGTCCACAGTAGTTGGTTACTACTGTGCTGATGAGACAAACCAAGTGGAGTATATAAATATGGTGAAGCTAACCAACAAAGCTGTCCTTGTACAGTTATCAATAGGTGTTCCGACACTTACACGACTAGACAGAGCGATCAGTAGTAAACTTACAGCTGATGCCGGTGCTGTTGATGGTAGTATCCGTGGTTATAAATCACTGCTACCAAATGCAGACTTGCTTAAACAGATTACTACACTGAAGAACTCTATCCGTAGTAAGTTCTACACCAACACGTTACCTTGGGGGATTAAAGGTACGTACATCTTACCTACTAGAAACTACATGGACTTTGTGTCTGACTTCAAACAAGACAGACATAAGTTTCTAGGTATGGCTGCTAAGTTTTCAGATAGTTATTCTGACATGGTTCATGCTGCTAGTGTGTCATTGGGTAAGGGGTTCAATGCTGCTGACTACCCTACACAAGAGAACCTAGAAGCATCGTTCTATATGAACATGCGTACTAGTAGTTTGCCTGCTGAAGACTTTCGTTACAACGATATGTCTGATGAAGAAGAACAGGCTATACGTGACAGTGTAACACAAGAAGTTACTGATGCTGCACAGGTTGCCATGACAGAAGTATGGCAGCGTCTGTATGATCGTACTAAAAGATTTGCTGACAAGCTCAATGATCCCGCTGCTGTGTTCAACAACAGTACCATTGAGCTGTTGACAGAACTTTGTTCTATACTACCGCGTCTTAACTTTGCTGATGATCCCAATCTAGAGAACATGAGACAACAAGTTGAGCGTACTCTTACAGGTTACCACCCCGATCACTTCCGTAATGATCCTGTCTTTCGTAAGGATCGTGGTCAAGCTGCGTCTGATATTGTTGCTCAGATGGCAGCATTTATGGAACCATCATAACCCATACAAGGAGGATAATTGTATGACTTCAATTGCACCCATTGTGGACTTCCACAGTAGAACTTTATCACCTGCCGAAAAGCAGGTGCTAACCGACAAAATATCTAAGGCCAAGACTAGCTTGATCTTAGACCATCCTTTCTTCGGTGCTATAGCGTTGAATATGCCAACCCTGTTTGACAGCACCATACTAACAGCGTGTACTAACGGCAAACATATCAAGTACAACCCCGACTTTCTTGGCGGTTTACGTGATGCTCAGGTTACGTTTCTAGTAGCTCATGAATGTTTTCACCCTATGCTGGAGCATATATGGCGTCTCATGGGCCGTGATCCACAGTTGTGGAACATAGCTGGTGACATCGTGATCAACCAGATACTTACTAACGAGGGTATCGGTGAGTTTATTGAGGGCGGTATACTAGACGAAGACCTCTACAATGCTGGTGATGGCAACACTGACAGTATCTACAACTTGTTACCACCTATGCCAAAGGGTACTACTTGGCGGTACACACAGGGTGGTATCGGTGACGATATAGAAGCACCAGATGGTAGCCCTGCTGAACAGGCACAAGAGCAAGCTGAGTGGCGTATCAAGATAGCGCAAGCTGCACAAGCTGCTAAGATGTGTGGTAAACTCAGTGGTAACATGGAGCGTCTAGTTGGTTCTATACTAAACGCTAAGGTTCCGTGGGAAACACTGTTGTTTAGGTTCTTTGAGAAAGCTACCAGTGGTATGCGTACTTTCGCTAGACCTAATCGCCGGTTTATACAGCAGGGTATTTACTTACCTACAGCTACAGGTGTTCAGCTTGGTGACATTGTGTTTGCTGTAGACTGCTCTGGTTCTGTTAGTGACGATGAGATAGACCAAGCTGCTGCTGAAGTCATCAAGGTGCATGAGGAACTACGTCCTAAGAAACTTCACGTAGTGTACTTCGACAGTCGGGTATCTCACATGGATACGTTTGAACCTGATGATGACGTTACTGTTACGTCTCATGGTGGAGGCGGTACAGCGTTCAGCCCCATATGGGACTACATCTACGACAACGACATAGACCCAGTTGCTTGTGTCGTTCTCACTGATCTAGTTTGTTACGACTTTGGTGACGAACCAGACTACCCAGTTCTATGGGTGTCAACACATTCAGATCAAGCTGACTTCGGTGAAGTGGTGATGATGTGAGTGTAGAACAATTATTGTTAGCGGCCCTAGTGGTCGCTAACTTAGTTTATATTTGGCTGACACGTAAGGAGTGCGAAGATGCCAAGTATGATAGTGCGTTCTATCTACAGGTTTTGACAGATGTGGCAAACAAAGTAGTAGAAATTAAGGTAGACAATCAAGGCGATATAGAGATTCGCGAAATATCAGGAGAGTAACATGGCTACAGTAAGATTCAGTGACCAGTTGAACAAAGACATCAAACAAAATGCTAGGGCGTTACACAACGCCGCTATCGACAAGGTTAGAATGTCTTTTGCTACAGACGGTTTAGGTAAGGAGATACACGAAATTCTGTACTCAGAAAACCAGCGTACAACAATGGCTAAGTTGGGTAAAGACTTTTTCTCAGACCGTGGTACTTTATCAATGACGGGTTTCTACGATAATCGTGGTAGAGTTCTAGCTCTTGATTTTGGACCTCCAGAGGGTAACGTGACTTTTGAAAGTTGTCATAACTACACCACCCCTCGTATAGATTTCACCAACTTGTTATTCGGTGCTAATACAACCCCATATGGTTTGGATGCCAACTATGGTTCTTTCAAACTAAGTGACGATCCCAAGTGGGATGGTATCAAAGCGCGTTACATCACTTGGTGTAAGCAACTCTATATGGCGGAGATCAAACGTGATGAGTTTGTGGAAGGCGTACAGCAGGTTATCAATAGCTTCAGTACGTTAGCTCCTGCACTAAAAGCGTGGCCCCCACTGTGGGACTTAGTGCCTGATGACAAACAACGTAAACATAGGGAGATTGTGACACGATCTAAAGCTGTGTCCAAAGATGATCTAGGTATTGATACTAGCCAGCTTACAGCAGCAGTAACTATGGCAAAGTTGACACGCTAATGGCTGTCATTACTAGCTATGAAACAGCAGCCTCACACTTTTCTAGTGTGAGGTACAAGCTGAAGGGTAAGCCACTCTGTTCAATGGGTCGCTTATATAAACGGTATGAACCCTGCTCTGATGCATTGTTAAAGCGTATGGGTATAGAACGGGAGTATTTTGACATACACATACATGGCCAACACTTGTGTAGCCTAACTTCTGACAACGTGTTGACCTTTGTTATGCCTAAGAACCTCGTGAAACATAATGCCATTACACTAGCTGTATCGTTAGATAATATGGTTAACGTGTTTTGGTCTAGGTTTGCTACAGGTAGGTGGAAACTATGGTGCTATGACCCAGAAGATTACTCATATAATTACAATAAGATGCTTGATGCTCCTGAGTATTTTGAGGGTATCAAGTTTAATCTAGTAACCAAAGAGTGTCTTAACCCACAAGCTAGTGACGTAGGCCATGTAAACGTAGCCAACCGTAAAGTATGGTGGAACGCTATCAGAGCATGGAAACGGGGGGTTAGGGTAAGAGCTAAGATGGGTATGTTCAGTGAACTTGTTGACAAGGCTGTCAATGAACAGCAACCGTCTGGGCCGTATGTAAACTTTCATGGTGAGAAAGAACTTGACACGCTTGCAAGGTGTATTAAGAATAACGAACACCCTACTGAACTGTTCATGATGTTTATACATAGTCACTTACGCCGCCATATGTATGCGCCACAAGGTGATATGAAAACTATGTTTGTATCACAGGCTATAGATACGGTGTGTAACGAGCAGAGTGTAGAGTTGCGTAGGAGATTTGGGGTGTTTGATGACGTATGATATGTCGGATGCTAAGGAGTTTACGTCTGTATGGGATAGCTACAGCCAGAACTTTACACCGCTTATAGCTTGTCCAGAGTGCGAACATAGCGACAGAGTAGGACAAGTTGAGTACGAAAGGTTTGAGTTGTTTGGCTGTGTATACGAACCCGTAGGTTACTGGGTTTCATGCGGGAACTGTGGTGGCTCAGGTAAAATACTAAAAGACTAAAAAAAGGGGCGGCTAGTTTGTGAAGCACAGGTAGTTGTGAAGGTTAATGTAAGTGCCGCCCCCATTTAGTCTAGGGAAAAAGGTAGTGGTAGAGGTCAGCGATTAAAACAATATCTTTGACCCAACTGCGTCCTCGGCCAACCTCTATGACTAACCTACCATACAAACAAAGGTAGGCAAGATAAAAATATACATATCTAGGAGAGTGTTATGACAGACGATGAGTTTGATAAACTTATGACTAAGATTGCAAAAGAACTACCGGACCAAGCTAATTCTGAAATGCTTGCGTTGATAATAATTAATATTATCAGGTTGTACAATCAGCAAGCTAACTGGCCCATAATGATGCTGGGTATAACCAAGGAGCTTGCTGATATTATGGAGAACGAGGCTAAAAAATCGCATGACCCAATAGACGCGATTGCTGATACGATAGACATTATGCTTAACGAGCAAATAGCTATTAGAGATGTCGATAACTTTTTTGCTACATTGAGGGGGAAATCTAATGAGTGATACAGCCAAGATAACACTTACTAAACGGATGCTTGATAAGAGCATCATGGATGCCAACAAAACGGTACTAGCCTTTGCTAAAGCTAATCTACCAGTTAGTTATGATGACATAAAAAACGGAACTAAGGTTATACAAAAGGCTTATTATGAAGATGGTGATCCTGCTACTATACGTATGTACAGACGCCCAAGAGGTGACGAGCTTCTGTCTATAGAAGGTCTTAAAAAACGCGCCAAAGCTGGCGATGTTGTATCGTTCTCTGTGCGTTATATACCAGATGAACTAAACACTTATATATGTGTCATTATTACAGAGGGATGTACTCTAGTATGAGAGCTATACCCCCAAAGAACTGTAATAAGCCAAACAACCAGCAACAAGTTGGTGGTACTCATTACACATCAATGGGTGTGCAGCCTTGGGAGGCACTAGATAGTTGGTTATCTCCCGAGGAACTACGAGGTTACCACAAGGCTACAGCTATTGGTTACCTTGCTAGGGAACATAGTAAGGGTGG